CGCGAATGGTCAGGTGATTGCAAGCATCGACAAGAGCGATGCTGCAAAGGACACCATCACCGTTTCCACGACGCTTGGCAAGGCAATCAAAGTCGGCGATGTCGCCTTTGAATCCGCCGGAGCGAACACCACCCTTAAAGTCGCCCCCCTGACCGTCGCCGGGTCGAACTATGACGTTGACCCCGACGGCGACAACCTTTGGACTGATGCGTGGCTTATCGGCACGGTGCGTGAAGCAAACGCGCCCGCCGTCACCGACGCAATCAAAACAGCCCTGAAAGGAATCGTTTATTTCTAACCCTTTAACGCACCAACAATATGCAGAAAACACTGATGGTGGGGCTTACCGAAAAGGACATGGAAGCGGAAATCCGCACCTATGACCTGAAAGAGTATTATTACCCCACATTGTTTCCGCTTAAAGAAACCAATTCTTTAACGTGGAAAGTGCTTGAAGCGCAAACGGGCTTAAAGATTGCCGCCGACCTGACGGCAAGGGGTTCAAGCATCCCCAAGAAAACCCGTGATGCCATTGCGCGTATTCAGGGCGATATTCCCAAAATCACGATTTCGCGTGAAAAACTTGAAGATGAACTCACCGAATATGACATCATGGTTGCGATGGCATCCGGCAATGCCGACCTTATCGCCCTTGTCGAGTTTTGGGCAGAGGACACCAAGTTTTGTTGGGATGGTGTCGCCGCGCGTCTTGAATGGATTGCGCTCAAACAAATTTCGTGCGGTGGCAAGCTGAAAATCACCAATTCCAACAATGCCACGGTCGTGACCGAATATGATTGCGACTACCTGATTCCCGCCGAGCAGAAAATCGGCGTTGCGACTTCTTATGCGTCCGGCACTTCGGGCAAGCCCTTAACAAAGGATTTCCCCAAAGCCCTGAAACTTGGTCGCACTCTCTACGGCGCGAAGTACAAGTTTGCGTTTATGAACGTGGAAACCTTTGAAAAACTTGCATCGCAAGAGGAGGTTTACAAGCGTTGCGCAACCCTTGTGCAGAACCTGACCGACACCAACGACGCACCCAGCTTGCAGTCGGTGAACGCTTATCTTGCCAAAAAGACCGAAACATTCCGAGGCTTGCAGATTATCGTGATTGACCAAGACATCACGATTGAACTTGCCGACGGTTCACGCATCACGGGCAACCCCTTTGAAGATGATGTGATTCTTTTTTCCGAAAGCAAGGTGCTTGGCACAACCTTTTGGAAGAAGCCCATCGAAGCAAAGAAGCGTCCGGGCAGCGTCGCCGAAAAGGTCATGCACGGTCACACCCTTGTGCAGAAGTATTCCGACGATGCAACACCCGTCAAGGAAGTTACCGAGGGCATTGCAAACGCATTCCCCGCATGGAAACTTTCGGGTCGTTCCGTGCTGATGCAGACAAACGCCACATCGTGGACTAAAAACTAACATCGACCGTCGGGGATGATTCCCCGGATGATTCCCCGACGGTTTTCACAAGATTTTCGACATGGCAACAATCACCAACAAGGAATATTTGTCAAAGAGTTTGGGCAACCTGAACGTGTCCGAAGATGACATTGACGTGATTCTACTTAAAGCCGGGATTGACGCGGACGCTCCCGCCGACATCGCCGGATGTGACCTTGCGGCATACAACCGATTTTCGGTTGTCCTTGCGGCAATGACGCAGAATGTTTCCGAGGGCGGTTATTCGATTTCGTGGAACATCGAAGCGGTCAAATTGTGGTATAACGCCATTTGCCGTGAACTTGGCAAAGAAAACGTGTTGGAAGCGAAACCGAAAATCCGCAACCGTTCAAATTTTTGGTGATATGGCAAGGGTGAAGCAATATCCGCATTATCTATTTGCCGAAGTCGCCGAACCGTCGGTTCAGGACGGCAAAGGTAATTGGACGGAAGCGAAAGTGTCGCGCAAATTCATTTCGATGTGCCGTGAAGAAGCTGACGGGCGCGGGTCTGAATTTCAGGTTGCGGGCGGTGAATATCACAAAGCCACATCCCTGATTCAATGCCCGAAGTCTTGCCCGGAAGTGACCAAAGGCGCAAAGGTTGTAGTTGCAAACGACCGGGAGTGTTCAAGCATCCGCATCGAGGGCGTTTGCCTGAACTTCGACCCCGCACAACTTCATTGTCGGTTATGGCTATAAAACCCAAATTCACCCGCGCCGACGTGCAAAAACGACTTGACGCATTCTTGGCGATGGTCAAGAAGAAGCAAATCGAGCGAATGCAACGGTTGGGTGAAATGTGCCTGATTGAAGCCCGAAACAATAAGGGCTACATGATGCAGACCGGGGCGTTGTTGTCCTCAACGGGTTGCATGATATTCGTTGATGGCGTTGCGCTTCATTCGCAATTTGACGCGGCAAGCGGCGCGGAATCCAACGCGGCGCAAAACGGCATCAAAGCGGGTCAAGCCCTTGCGGAAAAGGTCGGCAAGAACACAAAGGGCGTTGCCCTTGTGGTGGTCGCCGGAATGAATTATGCGGCATACGTCGAAGCGAAAGGATATAACGTGCTATCGAGTGCCGAACATCTTGCACAACGGGAATTGCCCCGGATGTTAGAAAAACTTATCAGCAACATTAAAGCAGCAGCGGAATGAAAGACAACTTGAAAACCCCTTTCGATACCGACGGCATCTTGTTTCAGTTGCTCAACGGGAAAACGACCATCAACGGCGGTGTTTACGTCGGCGATGCACGCCCCGAAGATTCGACCGATGAAGATATTGTCGTTAACACAATCGACCTTGAAGCGGACGCATTGCCCCAAATCGGCACGTCCAACATCAACGTCTATGTGTCCGACACGTCGAAGAATATCAACGGCAAAATGCAAGTGTCGGCAAACCGCATCCGGCTTAATCAGTTAACCCAAGAAGTCTTGAAAATTGTTCGTGAAACCGTCTTGCCGGGGATGAAAGCAACCCCGAAATCGGCAAACATCATGTATGAGCCGACAACCAAGCAGCACTTTATGAACATTCGGATTGATTGGAATATTCAAACGACTTAATTTCAAAAGTTTATGTCAACCACCACGACAAATAAAACCAACCTTATCACGTTGGGTCTTTGCGAAATTCAGGTTGGCGAAGCGTCCCCGTCGGGAACCATGCCCACCACCCTTGCAAAGATTGGCAAGACCTACAAGGACACCGCCAAAATCACTCAGGATTCATCCGACGTGACCGAGCATTTCGAGGAAGGCAAAGCCGCCCCCGAAGTACGCCGCAAGGCGCGTAAAATTCCCGTGCTGACATTCTCCATCATGGACGCATCAATTCAAGACCTGATTGATTACGTCGGCGGTGAAAATGTCGGAACGGATGCCGCCCCCAAATGGGGCTACGACGGCAACGAGGTTGTCGCAAACAAGGCAATCAAGGTTCTTACCGAACAAGGTCTTGACTTTGAGATTCCCAACGGCGACATCGAAGCGGTTATCAATGCCGACCTTACCGCCGCCGGAATTTTCCTTGTTGACTTCACCGTTACGCCGATGGCGGTTTCATCCGGCAAGGCATTACGCGGCATTCCCCACGTCGATTAACGGGGGAATCGCAGTCAATCACCAATGCGCCCCCGGAGAGTGCCTGACACCCTTTGGGGGCGTTTTCCCTAAATCAGCACATGACAATGGAAGAAGTAAAGAAAACATCCCTTGAAAAAGAACAAGCCGAATTGAATGCCCTTATCCGCAAGGGTGTGTCGTTTGAGGTCAAGGACGTTCAGGTGGAAACCGAAAAGCGGTTTTTCGGTCTTATCCGCCGCCGTCGGCTTGTCGAGGTGACACGCAAGTTCACCATCGTTGAACCGACCCTTTCAACGCTTGACCGCCTTTCCGCCGAATGGATAGAACTTGCCATTGATGAAAAGGCGATGAAGTCCGAGGATGCAATGGTTGTCGCCCGCACGATGGCGCACAAGCATTCAATCCGTTGCGCCCGCATCGTGGCAATCGCCGTTCTTGGCGTTGACCGCCTGAAATGCGAAAGCAAAAGCGGTTATCCCCATTGGGTCGAGGACACCGAGAAGTTGAACACCCTGACCGACCTTTTCGCCCGGCAAATCAAACCATCAAGGCTTCATCAACTTGCCGTGTTGGTCAATTCAATGTCCAATTTAGGGGATTTTATGAACTCTATTCGATTGATGTCAACCGACCGAACAACAACGCCGATTCGGATAGAGGAAAACAACGTGGTCTAAATAGCCCGCACGGTCGCCGGGGCGCGTTGTGTGCGCACTTCGGGTGGACTTATGACTACTTGGTCAACGGCGTTGCGTGGGGGCTTGTCGAAAGGATGATGATTGACGCACCGAGTTTTGACACCGATTCCGACCCGAATGTTCAGCAAATCACCCTTAACGAGAGCAACCAAGAACAAGTTTTGAATTATGTAAACTCACTGATGTAACATGGCAGATATTGACGGCGGCGGATTGTCCTTTGTGTCCGACATGGACAATTCCCAACTTGAATCAGCGATTCAGGAAACATTGCGGCGTGTGCAAGGCTTGTCCGACGGCTTTGTGGGTGTTGGTGATACCGTTGACAAGACGGTTGCCGACATCGGCACAATGTTGGGTCAAATCGGCGCGGAATGCGAAAAGCAGGAAACCGCGATTTGGCAACTTGAAGATGAATTTGAATCCCTGAAACAACTTGCATCGCAAGAATGGGAAAAGAACGGATGGTCGGCGGATTATAAAGCCATCAAGGACAAGCAAAAGGCAATTCAAGGCGAAATCACCGTGCGCAAGCAGCTTTTGAACGAGTTGCGCGACCAATCGGATAAACTTGATTCCGCCCGTGATGCTATGCTTGCCGAACAAAAGGCAGTCAACGAAAACGCAAAGGCGCAAACATCGTTACGCGCCCGGTTGCGTGAACTCAAAACGGAAATGGTCGAGTTGGAAGCCGCCGGAATGCGCAACACCGACCGTTACCGTGAAGTGCGGGCGGAAGCCGCCGCCCTGACCGATGCGTGGGGCGACGCGCAAGCACAAGCCAACGCACTTGCAAATGATGATGCCGGATTCGCGGGTGTCATGTCGGGTCTTACGGGCTTGACGGGCGGTTTTTCCGCCGTTGCGGGCATGGTCGGATTGTTCGGCGATGAAAGCGAGAATTTGCAACAAATCATGCTGAAAACGCAGTCAATTATGGCGGTGACAAATGGTTTGATGCAAGTTTCGCAAGCCCTGAACAAAGATTCGGCATTCATGCTTAACACCGTTGGTCGCCTGAAAGAATGGTGGAATGGGCTTCTTGAAGTCGGAAGAAGTGCGCAAGTCGCAGAAACCGCCGCAATCCAAGCCAATTCAGCAGCACAAGCCGAAAACGCCACGGCGACCGGGATTAACACCGTTGCGGATGAAGCAAGTGCCGCCGCGAATCAGGCGAATGCCGCCGCCCGTGGTCAGGTTACAGCCGCGACCACCGCGAACACGGCAGTTCAGGGCGCAAACACCGTTGCGACCGGGGCGCAAGCATCAGCGGCAACGGCGGGAACGGCGGCAAATATCGGTCTTGCCGGGGCATTCCGCATGGTCGGCGCGGCGATTAAGTCAATTCCCGTGTTCGGGTGGATTCTTGCCGGAATTTCCGCCCTTATCGCCTTATATTCTCACTTTTCAAGCAAGGCATCCGAAGCGAAAAAGGCACAAGAAGAATTTTCAAAATCAATGGTCGAAAATTGTTACAAGCCCATCGGCACAATCAAGGATTTGTCGGCGCGGTGGACTGAACTTGGCGACAATTTGGAAGCCAAAAAGAAGTTCATCGAGGAAAACCGCCAAAAGTTTGAAGAACTTGGCGTGTCGATTAACGGCGTGACCGATGCAGAAAATTTGCTTGTCGCCAACAAGGACGCATTCATTGAAGCCCAAATCGAAAAGGCAAAGGCAATGACTTATGTTCAGCTTGCAATGGATAAGCAGAAAGAAGCATTGTTAAAACTTGAAGAACGCGACCGGGAAAATTCAAATGTTGTCAAGTTGGGTTGGTCGGGTTGGTATTCCCCGTGGAAAGAGAAAAACGAAGAATATAAGGCATTGATGGCGGAATCCGACAACCTTTTTGCACAAGCCCGAAGCCACGAGCAAGCCGGATTCAATCAGCTTCAACAAGCAAGCATCCAAAGCACCCAGCAATATGCCGAGGGGTCATTGGGCGCGATTGAACAAGCCATTTCATTGAAGCAAGCCGCCTTGAAGAATCTGACCGACAACACGGCATATAAAAACGCACTTGCCGAACTTGCCGAACTTCAAGAGCAAGCCAACAAAATCACCGGGAACAAGACCAATCAATTCAAGGTTTCCGGCGGTGGCGGCGGCAACGGCGGTTCAGGTGTCAAGACCGACCCGTTCTTAGAAAAGTTGCAGAAACGCAAAGCCGAATATGACCGCTTTTTGAAGTGGGTAAATTCGGGCGATTCCGTCCTTATCGCATCCGCCAATCAGGAATTTGCCGGACTTCTTGCGCAAGGGGCAACCTATATCGACTATTTGAAGCGGCAGCGCGACCAAATTTTGGCGGTCGATGTTGCCAATCGGACAAAGGCGCAGAACAAGCAGTTGCGCACCCTGAACGACCAAATCGCCGAAGAAACGAAACGCACCGTCCTTGAACAATTCAATCAAGAGTTGTCCGAGCAACTGACCAATGCCAAATCGGTGATTGAAATGTTGAATATCATCGAGCGTCGCCGCCGTGAACTTGCCAACGACGGCACGGAACTTGACACGGGCAAAAAGGACATCTTGGATGAAGCCGAAAAGAATGCCCGGAATCAGGCAAAGGAGCAAACCGAAGATTTGCTTAAAGAATTTGCGTCTTACACCGACAAACGCCGGGCGATTGAAGAACAATTCAACAAGGACATCGAAATGCTTACACGCGCCCGCAATGCCGCCACAACGGATGCAGACCGTGAAAGCATTGATGCCGCCATCGCCAACCGTCGCCGCAAGTACGCAAAGGACACCGAGGGAACGGGCGATGCCGATTATGACAAGTTGGTTGAACAATACACGGGTTATGAGCAGAAACGCGCCGCCATCGCTAAAAAGTACGATGAACAACGCCGCCTTGCCCGTGAACACGGCGACCAAGAGATGCTTGCCCGCATCGCAAATGCGGAGCAAGAAGAACTTTCCAAGTTGTCGAATGAGATATTGACCCAATCAGCCGATTGGCAACTTCTTTTCGGCAATTTAGAGGGGCTGACCACATCCACAATCGAGCGACTTATTAAGAACATCGAGGAACAAAAAATTCAGTTTTCCGGCGACTTCAACCCCGCCGACTTGCAAGCCATCAATGAGCAGCTTGAAAAGGCGCGTGGGGAAATCGAGAAGCGCAACCCGTTCAAGGCACTTTCCAACGCCTTTTCGGAATTGCGCCGTCAAATGTCCGACAATAAGTTATTGTCGAATGACAATGACCCGTTCTTGGCGGAACTCAAAGCCAAAGAAGATGAATACAAACTTTATCAAAAGTGGATTCAGTCGGGCAATAAAGACCTTGTGCAAGGGTCGCAAGATGCCTTTGCCGGGCTTCTATCGCAGGGCGGCACATATCTTGATTACCTGAAAGGCAAGAAGCGTGAATTGCAAGGAAAAATCGACATGGGCGTGAATGTCGGAAATTCCATGCAAGTTATCGACGCACTTATTCGCAAGGTCGAATCCGGCAAGTCAGCGGGCGACATGATGAAAGATGCGTTGAAAGATGTGTTTTCAAACGTCGGCTCAACTTTGAGCCTTGTTTCCGGCACATTCGATTCAGTCGTTCAGGGCATGGAAAAGATGGGCATTGCGATGGATGAAGAAACGTCCGCGATTCTTGGCGACATCGGCGGCATCCTTTCGGGCGCGTCGCAAGCCGCCGAGGGCATTGCGTCCGGCAACCCCCTTGCTGTGATTCAGGGTTCAATCACCCTTTTATCATCGGCATTCGACTTGTTCAATTCCCGTGACCGCCGCGCCGAAAAGTCAATCAGGAAGCACAAGGAGCAAATCGACATCCTTTCCAATGCTTATAAGCAACTTGAATGGCAAATCGGCAAGGCGTTGGGCGGTGAAGTTTATAAGAATCAGCAAGCCGCCATCCGTAATATGCAGCAGCAACAAGCGCATCTTTACGGCATGATTAGCGATGAACAAAGCAAGAAGCACACCGACCAAAGCAAAATCCGGGAATATCAAGAGCAGATTGCCGAACTTGACCGTTCCATTCAAGATATGCTTGATGATATTGCCAACGACATCTTGCAGACCAACGCAAAGGAATTTTCCAATTCCCTTGCTGAAAACCTTGTCGGGGCTTTTGAAAAGGGAGAATCCGCCGCGAAAGCCTTTGAAGAAACCGTCAACGAGGTTTTGAAGAATGCCATCGTGAATCAGTTGAAGAAAAAGTTCCTTGAACAACAGCTTCAAGGCGCACTTGATAGCCTGACCAATTCGATGGGCTTTTGGAGTGGCGATGATTTCGTTTTCAACGGTCTTACCGATTCCGAGATTGAAGCATTCAAAGCAAAGGTTCAAGCCGCCGCCAACAACTTCAATCAGGCGTTGGGCATTTATTCGGACTTGTTCAAAGACCTGAACAATGAAGAAGATGCCGACACGTCGTTGACCGGGGCGGTCAAGGGTGTTTCCGAGGAAACCGCGTCACTTGTCGCCGGACAAATCAACGCCGTGCGAATCAACCAACTTGAATGCAAGGACATCTTGCGTCAACAACTTCTTGTCCTCAATACAATTGCCGCCAACACCGCATTCAACAAGCATCTTGCGAAAATCGACCGCATCATCACGCTTCTTGAATCCAACGGCGGGGATTCTTTGAGGTCGCAAGGGTTGGTGGCATAAAATAAAAGCCTGAAAAAAGAAATGGAAAAAAGACTATCAAAAACGCTTGCCAAAGAAGCAAAACGAAAAGGCATTTGCAAGGAATGGCACACCGCCTTGAAGTCGTTGACCGACCGAAAAGCGATGGTCGAAATGTACTTGCGCGGCATCGACTTTTGCTTAAAAAACGACTATCCGGCAAACGACTTCATAAAAGCGCATTTCGGCGACATCGCCCCCCAAATGGGTGTGTTTGTCGATTGTGAAATCAGCGTCGAAAATAGCCCCAAATGCGTGTGTCTTGGGGCGACTTTCGGCATTGTCAAGACCAACGCATTCAGCGTGTCGGAAATATTCGCCAAACATCAATCGGAATTGAACGTGCTTGCCGCCGACAATGCCTTTGTGATGATTGATGTTTTCGATGATGCAGTTGTCAACATCCACGCGCACGACCGGGCAAAAGTGTGTGTGAACAAATATGGCGACGGTGGACGGGTCAACATCGTTGAAGAATCCGCCGAAGCCCAAGTGAAAATCCGGGTTAAAAACTCAAAAACCTATTAAGAATGAACACCGAAAACAGCATCTTTCAAATGCCCTTTGATGAATCGGACGGAGCGTTGACCGCTTACGACTATTCTTCAAGCCGCGCCGACGGCGTGGTTCACGGGGCGCACTTTGTCGCCGGAAAGAACGGCAATGCCATTTCCTTTGCCGGGGATGACACTTGCGAGGTGTCGAAAAACATCTTGCCGAACATGGCGGCGGACTTCACGATTCTTGCGTGGGTTCAGCCCGGACAACGTTTCACGGGGTCGCCGTCGAAGCTGATATGGCTTATCAACTTTGCGGGGCTTGAAAACTTCATCGAAGTTCCGTTTGAAGCAAAGCCGGGGTCGTGGTTCAACATTGCCCTTGTCAAGCATGGCACGGTTTACAACTTCTATGTAAATTCAAGCCTTATCAAGTCAGTAACCAAAGCCGGAACACCCACGGGCATTTCCCTGAATCAAGATTGCTATTCGGGTGAATACGGTTTCGGGCTTCTTGATGATGTCAAGGTTTTCAACACCGCCCTTTCGCAAAATGACCTGATGGAAGAAGTCGCCAACGTCAAAGATATTGCATATCTTGTTGACGGCATCGACTTCAAGACATTCAACGTGTTTGTGTCCGGGTCGGACGGCATCTTGAACCGCCCCAAACTCAAAAACCCGACAAGCATTTCATGGGATGATTACCACGGTGAATCGGTTGACCTGATGCACAAGTTCTATGAACCCCGTGAAATCACCTTGTCATGCTTCAAAAAGGCAGCTTCAAAAATCGACTTCATCACCGAACTTGCCGCCTTTGAACGCCAATTCGACAAGCAGGGCACACAACGTCTTGTCATTGATGTTCACCCGGTCAAACCCCTTATCTACGAGGTATATTGCAAGGATGCAATCGAGATTACCAAAGAATGGAACGACCAACTTATGATCGGCACGTTCAAGTTAAAGTTGGTCGAGCCTGAACCCGTCAAGCGTGTGTTGAAGCACATCCGCGTCGGAGAATCGACCAAGACTTGCACAATCACAATCAGCACCTGCAAATATGTGAACATCTATTGGGGCGACGGCACGGTTGATTATGACGTGTTCGACACTGATAAGGTGATAACACATGATTACGCCGCCAACGGCGATTATTTCCCCGTGGTGACGGGTTGCATCGACGAAATCACCAAATTTGAAACCAACGCGATTGTCGTATGGGAGAAAATTTAATCATCACAAAACGGAATGGAAACCGTGTGCCGCTTCAATCGCGGCACATGGCAACCGCCGTCACGTCCGCCCGGCAAACGTGGGTCTTGAATGGCGATGATACCGTTGACATCACCGTTCAATCGCCTTATTCCCAAACCTACGACATCGGCGACAAGATAACCGTTTTCGGGCGTGATTACACCTTGAACCGTTTGCCGAAACCGAGGAAGTCCGGGGCGCATGAATTTCAATACACCTTGCAATTCGAGGGTGTGCAATACGACCTTTTGCGGGCGACCTATGACGTAACCATCGACACGACCAACAACAACTTGCAAGACGTTCAGGGCGATTCCCTGACGGGCAATTTGCACCGCTTCTTGACCGTGCTTATTGCCAACGCAAACCGTGTGTTCCCCGGCAAATGGCGGTTGGGGTCGTGTCCTGACACCGCAAGCGATGTCACCTTGACATTCGGGGAATCCGATAATTGCCTTTCCGTGCTTCAATCCCTGATGGGCAAATTTGGTGAATCCCTTTTCTTCGACATCGCCGTTGACGGGTCGGTTTATGTCCTGAATATTCTTTCGGCAAGCCGGACATTGCCGTTCACCCTTGAATTTGGCAAGAACAAAGGGCTTTACATGATAAGCCGCGACAATGTTTCATCGGCAAACATCGTGACCCGTCTTAAAGTCTATGGCAGCGCGTCAAACATCACGTCTAAATATCGCGCCGACCGTCTATGCTTGCCGGGCAAAACAAAGGCGCAATCTTACATCGAGAAGCCCGAAGCGGTGGCGAAATACGGCATATTTGAGGGGCGCAAGCACTTCGACAACATCAAGCCGACATTCACGGGTCATGTTCAGGCGGTCGGCGATTCCGTCCTTGAACTTATCGACCCGACAATTTCGTTTGACCTGAACGCAAAAGAACCCGACGGGGTAACGACCAAATATTTGCTTAACGGCGTTGCCGCAAAGGTTCACTTCAACACGGGCTATCTTGCCGGATATGAATTTGAAATCGCCAAATATGACCACGCGGCGCACAAAATCACCTTGCGCAAGTTCACCGACGACCGGGGCGACGTGTTCCCGTCCGAAACGTCGGCGGCATTTCAGTTTGCCACGGGCAACGAATATAAGATTGTGGACATCACCTTGCCCCCGGAACTGATAAGCGCGGCGGAAAACGAACTTTTGGAAACCGGGACAAAATTCTATGACCAAAATTCGCAACCCAAAGTGCAATATTCGGTCAGCGTCACAAAGGCTTACATCGAAAAACACTTTGCGACCGATGCCGGAATTGTCAACGTGTTTGTGCCGGGTGATTACTTGCCGATAAAAGACCCCGACATTGATGTGGACAAGGCAATTCGCATCAAGTCAATCACGCGCAATGTGCTTGACCCTTACGAATATAACTTGACCATTTCGGACACCGTGACATCGAACATCACCAATCAGGTGATTTCCGACATCATCGACATTGACAAGGTTTTGGAGGTCAACAACCTAAAAGACCCCGCCCGCGCCCGTGCAAATTGGCGGTCAAGTCGTGAAGTCCTTGACATGGTTTTCGACCCGGAGGGGGATTATTACACCGACAAAATCAAGCCCAATTCGATTGATACGCTTGCACTTTCCGTCGGCGCGAAATCAATGCAATTCGGGTTGTCGAACACCATATTCATGCCGAACTACAACGGCAATGTGAACATCCTGAAATGGAAAGGCGGCATCTTGTCGCATTACGCGATTTCGGATGATGGCGTGAAGTCTTGGATAATTCAGGACGGACAAATCACCCTGAATGATTCTTCAAAGCCTTATTATATTTATGCAAAGTGCAACCGTAACGGCGAAAACGGCACTTTCGACATTACCACCGTGCAACACAAGGTCGAGGAAAGCACCGAATATTATTATTTTTGGGTCGGCATCGTTAATTCGGTTGATTCCGAAACGAATGTTCGCACGTTGTCTTTAATGTATGGCTTTACAACCATTAACGGTCGTTATATCAAGACCGGGCGCATCGAGAGCAGCGGCAACGGTGAAAGTTATTTTGACCTTGATTCAAACGAATTTGCGCTTGGCGAAGCCCTGATTTTCAACCGCAATCAGAGCCGGAAATTACTTTTGAACGGCGTGTTTGTTCAAAGTCAGGGCGGCACGGAATTTCCCTTGCCTTGCTATCGCGGTGAATGGCAAATGAATGTCGCTTATTTCGTGGGCGACACGGTAAGTTATGCCGTCGATGGCAAACATTCGCTTTATCAGTGTTACAAGGATTGCAAAGGCATCGTGCCGACTAATTCGACATATTGGGCAATTCAGGCAAGCGCGGGAAGCGACGGAAAGG